ATTTGGTCGATGAAAGCATTGTTGCCAACAACATTCTCAACGCGCACTGCATCACGCAGACGGGAACCCATCTGCTGTGAAAGCATCTGCACATTTGCAGAATACTGCTGAACAAATGCTGTGGTCACTTGCGTAGACATGAGTCTAACTCCTTGTTTTCACAGTTACATTTGGTTCATTGTCAGTGCGCTACCCTTTCGGACGCTCCTCGCCTTTTTGGCCTGCGTCTGGCCACCGTCTTTCCGGTCGTCTGCGGGACGAGTTGCCTCGCTACCCCTAGTAACCCATTCCCAATACCTGTCGGCTAATCGGGCTGGGTCAAGAACATCACGCTGAGTTCCAAACTCTAACGCAATCCTCAAACAATCCATCCGGGCATGGACTCTTTCAAGTTCATCCATGAACCATGCCCATCAATTCTGACACCCGGTCAATAGCGGTTTGCCTACCAGGTGCCTTTGCATCCCAATAAGGATGTGTTTTGTCATTCATGATGGCATCAATCTCTGCTTGTGCCTCTTTAGGTGTCATAGCACGGCTAGAAGGACTGTCAGAGATTGTGTCTTCACTGGTTACACTATGCCGGAAATCCGCCATGTTTGCAAATGCTTTGATGAAATCGGGATGGTTGCCAACCATCGTGCCATCTGCCAGCTTCATTTCCAAAATTTCAGGCGTTGCAAAGTCTTGCACCACAGTTTTAGCCGCAGAGAGTTTTTGCTCAAACGCTTGCCCCCATTCCTTACGGAGTTCCGTTTCCACTTGTTCGCGGGCATATTGTGCATTTTGCTCCGCCGCTTCCGCACCCTGTTGGGACAAGCTTTTATAGTATTCCAAAACACCATTCGCTTGTTCCGGCGAGAGCCGGAGTTTGTGCGCAACATCTGCATAAGATTTGGCGGCATCTTCTGTAATCACATTCCCATCAACAGCTATTTCGTAACCATCCGGCGTTTCTGGGCGGCCCAGTCTGCCGTAGATGCGGTCAAGGTCTTCTTCTGTCGGGTTGACCGGCATCGGAATCTTGTCTGCACCAATAAGACGCTGCGCGTTCACATAGGAACGAGCTAGGTTTTCAACATCTTTGATTGGGGAAAGGCTTGGGTGGTCACGCAATTCTTCTGGTATTGTGCTTAAAAAATCGTTACCAGAACCGCCTTGCGCTACATCCGCTGGTGTTTCCAACAGCGGTGCTTCGGTAGGCTGGTCTACCTGTTCGATTGCTTCTTCTGACATAATTACTCCTCTGTCAGCATGTTGTGGATGTGGAGGATGACTGCTCTTTTACCCTCCTCAAAAGCTGTGGCCTTGGCATCGCCAGCCACATAGCTTAAAGACCGCCAGTTACAGCGGGCTTCAAGGTCGTGCAAAACCTTCTGTCCGTTTGTGGAATCAAAGGTTTCTTTATACATTGCGCGGAGTTTGTCTATTTCTTCCATTACTCTCCAACCATCCTAACTGCTTGTGCAGCTTGGGCGGCGGTATAGACATCTTCTTGTTCCTGCTGCCGTTGCTGCATCATTGCTTCCTGTTGCGCTCTGGCTGCCCGTGTTTCAGCTATTTCACGCTGGGAACGCAGCGTAGTCTTGGGAACACCAAGAGCATCGGTAACATGCCTCACCAGCCCGTCTGGGTCAATATGGTCGCCAACGGGTAGGGCCTGAGACAGCGGCATAAGGATTTCCAACGCCCGCATAGTGTTGTTAAGGCTGTTGGACTTTTGCGCACGAGCCAACGGTGAGACATACTCAATCTCAACATTCCGGCCTTGCAGCATTTCTGGGGGCTGTGCCAGCATTTGCTCCCGCAACATCAGGGCAAACACGCGGTCAATCAGCGGGCGTAGCATCTCGTTCATCAACCTGCCCAGCACGGGGCCAATCACCCTCATGCGTTCTTCCTGCCTGCCAATCACTTCCGTTGCAGTCATGTTTGGCCCACCGCCAATAAGAAGCTGGTCAACAAAGAAGGCGGAACGAATAGCTTGTCTGCGCTGGTTCTCCATCTCCAGACCAATGTTGATGTTTGCGCCGGTATTCAGCGGAGTGATGGTGTCGCGTGAGCCAGACCGGAAGAAATTAAGGCCACCGGGTTGAGTTCGAATAGGCAGCAAGAAGCCATCATCAGGAACCAGCAGCGGCGGGTTAATCATCTTTTGTGCCGCTTCAATGATGGTCTTGGACATCAGATTAATCATCTTGACATCTGGTAGGGCGGTCATGGCCGGCGACCGCCCCATAATCTCACCGGTTGCTTTCAAGAAACGCGGAACCACATAAGGCATCTCATTGAAGCCACCTTCAAGCATAATCATGCCCGTCTTCTTGCAAATGTAGACGGATGAATATGGCATATTCTTGTTGTCAATCTTGGTAGCGTCCCGGTCTTCGTTTGGCAGCACGATGTGCAAAATCTCAACCATGTCATCCGGGTTCTTCTCAAATGTCTTGCGGATGTGTTCGCTGACATTTTCCTCGCCAAACCTAGCAATGGCTTGGGAAGCTGTGGACTCATAGAGCCGGTATACGGCATTTACCACACCAAACCGGTCTTCGGTTACATAATATTCCGAGATGTGCCGGGTGCTGAAACGCAAGTCACCATCTGACATTTCGCAGAACATACAACCCGTGCCAAACACAACCAGGTCAACATACATCTCGTGTATTTCAGTCTCAAAGTTTGACTGATTAAATGCTTGAATCATGCGCATGCTGGTGTCTTGCAACCATTCGCGCACATCATCGTCCCGGTTTATGTCGGAGTCCTTGATGTCCAAATGAAACCAAGGGGATGCGCCGGAGGTAAGCATGCCATGTAGGCTGGAGGCCAGAAGGTCAACAGCCTGCAAAGCTGTGCCATCGTAAATGAGTTCCATGCGTTTTTCGCCACGAGACCGCTTTTTTACGATGTCAGCCTTGCGAGGCAACATATAATCCGCAAGTTCTTGGTAATGCGTGTTCCAGTTGTCGCGCTTTGCTTTTAGTTCCTCAAAGCGTTTGACCAATATTTTAGCATGCTGTTCCATAATCAACCTAACAATGTTGGAGCCTGACCAGAGGCGGGAGCGTCATCTAAAAGCCCGCCAACAATCGTTGCAGTGCGCCCCCTGCGCCGAGAGCGTTGCATCCGCACTTGTTCTTCCGCCCGCGCCGCCGCGGCAGCTGCGTCTAGCTCCGGGGCTCCCGTTACGCCAGTAGTGGCTGGGGGTGGGGCTGCTGGGGGTGCTGCACCCATAATAGTTCTAGCTGGTTCGTCTTGACCGGGTGTCATTGCGCGCTCTGTAGCTGTTAAGGCACGAGCCCTAATTACGCCGCCCCTTTCCTCAAACATAGGAAACTGGTCGCCAGTGCCCGTCATTCTATTAACCCTGGCAGCAATCGGATTGTAGTCTGGGCGGCCCACATAATCATCGCCACCAAAAACTCCGGCACCCCTTCTTACAACACCAACAGTCATACCGCGCTCGTCCCTAACAGGAGTCCCGCCCCTCTCTAATGCTTTAATCATACTTTCCCTTGTTTGACCGCCAATGCCAGACTGAAGGGTTCCCAGCATCAAAGCTCCCGGAGCAAAGAAGGGTCTTTCTTCTACCTCTTGCTCTATAACCTCACTTCTGCGCTGTATGTTTTGGACTGAACGCTGCCTTTCTTGTTCGGCCTGCTTTCCGCTACCTATGCCAAACTCTACTGAATCAAATATGCTCATTTGTCTTTCCTAAAGCTGAAACGGATTGTAATCGTTGACTGCCATTTGTTGCGGAGGCTTGACCATCCTTTGCTTATTTTCCAGCCCAATAGCCAAATACCTAAACGAATCCGCTGCATGACTCGTAAAATCATGGCGCGGGTGGTCTCTAAATATTTTTTTACGCTCATCCCATTCCTGCCTATATTGCCTTAACATTTCCAAGCCTTCGGCACACTTGTCGCGGTCGAAGTAGCATTTGGGTATTAACATCCTTGCCGCGTTTATTCCATCGGCTACCTTCATCCTAGGTATAACACGAAACTTGATTCCAAGCGAGTAGGCAGTTTCCAACCTACTTTTACCAGAACCAAGCTCCCGCACCTCAATGTCATGCGGAGCCAGATGGTCGCCGTAAGTGTAATCCTTCTTCTGCAAAACATCGGCGTAGTGATTTAGCCCCACGCCACTACTCTCATAATAATCAATAACATTTACTGCGCCGCCGGGAAAGGTCTGCGCAAACCAGATGGATGTGGCATCATTAACGCCCAAGTCCCAAGCTGTGTGCACAGGAAGGGATGGGTCATAGGGAACGCGGCTAACACGACCTTGGTCATCAGCATCTGCCAGCAGCTTGCCGTAATACGCGCCAATAATAGCAGCAGTAAAGGAACACTCGTATTCCTGCTCATACTGCTCCGGGGTCATCTGTGCCTTGGCAGCATCCAGTTCCCCGTCCTTCACAATCCCGGTTTCACTAGCCCGACAAACCTTGAAATACCAGTCTTTGGAGCCTTCCTCAATCTGTGATTTAGCAGTCTCTAGCATTTCAAAAAAATGGTTGTGACCGGCCGGTGTGCCTAAAAAAGCTGCCCGCCCCTCCCTGTCAGAAAGCGCAGGTCGGACAACCTCCCCCCATACCCTTGGGTTCTGCATGCCAAACTCGTCAAAAATACACTCATCCAAATAAATCCCCCTCAAAGCATCGGGGTTTTCAGCTGACAAGAGCATAATCCTGCCGCCATTAGGAAAGTCTGCGCGTAGTTCCGTCTCGTTAAAAGTAACGCCAGGAATGACCCCGGCGTAATATTTAACATAATCCCAAGCAATCCTTTTAGCCTGGGCAAAGGTAGGAGCAACAAAGGCCGTGCGCGGCCTAGGCAACGGACAGGTCAGCGTAGTCTTTATTAGCTGATTAACGGCCCATACGGTCTTTCCAAAGCGTCTGTGCATCACAAGAACATTCCAACGCTTTAGGTCTGCGTGCATCTCTTTCTGCAACAAACGGGGCTTGTATGGGATTTTTACATCCATTCTAAACTTCCTTTTTCGTAGTCCCGCATACGCCGGTAACAACAGGGCTTTTGTCTGGATGTCGTATAACTAGCTGCCTCATTACCCAATCAACCTTCTCCTGCACCGCCACCCTGCACTCAGCCTTTTTCTCAAAAGCAGGTGCGCTCTGCATAGCGTAACATCTGTTAATCGGTAAGCCACTTACATCAGCAGCAACACAAAATACAACAATCCATTCAAACATACCGGTCTCCTATTCTAGCTGGCGGTAACTCTGCCAGATTTCTTTCTGCGTCTTCCCAACCTCATCAGCCTTCTGCTTGCTACGAGCCTTTATGTCCCGTGCGTCAATCTCCTCAACCAGAATATACCGGCATACCTTACCGCCATCCTTAAACTGGAAATGCAGCATAAAAGGTGGCTCCTCATAGTGCCTACCAAAGTTCTGCGGGTCAAAGTCAGCAATCGTCATTAATTTGCGCCCTAGCCAAAATATTCCAATATTCCGGCCCCTAGGAAAGGAATAATGGAATATTTAACATTAGTCAGTCTCCCACAGAATACGAACAGTCCCGTCACTGACCTCAACGCCAGCCCGGTTCTTCTGGTCGCCAAAACGCTCCGGTATAATCTTCTGCACACGCCAGCGCACATGATGCGCATAGTCACGCAGTATGTTTGGGTCATACTTCTTACGGCCATGCAGAGCGTCACCGTAAAGCTCGTCAAGCTCCTCCAGTGCCTTCTCCGCTGCCCGCGCTTGCGCGCCACGGATTGCGGACTCTAACTCCACATCAGTGTTCATGCGCTTGTATAAGCCAGCACGGGAAATGCCAACGGACTTGCAACAGTGAACGAGGCTATGCCCGTCTTGGAGCATCTCTATGATTTGATTGGTTCGGTCTTTGGTTATTTTCATTGTGTGTCGCTAACAGTCTATTAACATACATAAACAGCGCACCGTGCGCGCGGGGGTGTAGGGTCGCAAACAATCCCCCCCGTGGCAAAAATGTTACAGTGTGGCAAGTCTGCAACAATGGGCGGCAAGCTGGGCCTATGTATCTATATATACATTGTCGCGTGAGGTTGTCTACTTTCAGAGTGTGCAAACACACAAAACCAACCCACAACGCTATAGCACCACAACGCTATAGCACCAGGCGCAGCACCCGGCATAAAAAAAACTTTCCTTGTTTTTCAATGCCATAACATTTTTTTTCACTTTTTCCCCATTCTCCACTTGACTATGTGCAAACCTTGCCCCACCTTACACATACAGGGGCAATGCTTGCCCATAACGCACACGGGAGATTAAGACAATGACAAAGACAAACAAAACAGAACAGCTTGGTTTTTTGCTGA